CTTGATGTGGTTACGCCAGGGCAGGCGATCAAGGCATTGTGCGTCAACTTTCCGCAGCTGGAACGGTGGCTGCTAGATAGCGAAAAAGATGGTGTTGCCTACCGGGTAATGGTGGGCAAGCAAAAAGCAACAGAAGAAGACATCAGCCCATTGCTGCTGCCATTCAGCGAGCGTGAGACTTTTAGCATTACGCCTGTTATTGCTGGTTCGGGCAGCGGTGGCGGCATAGGGTCGATCATTCTTGGAGTCGCGTTAGTTGCCGCTTCAATTTTTGTTCCTGGAGGGGCGGTTGTTCTTGGCACGACTTTCGGCAAGATTTCTCTTGCTGTTGGACTTGCTGGCGGCGCTTTGATTTTGGGCGGTGTTGCACAACTGCTTGCACCAACACCCCAAGCACCAAAGTTTGAAGAGGCGCAGCAGCTTGAGTCTTTTACTTTTAGCGGGATTGTGAACACAGCTCGTCAGGGCGTGCCAGTTCCTATCGTTCTTGGCCGCGCCTACGCTGGCAGCGTGGTGATCTCTAGTGGTCTGGACGTAGAGCAATGATCGAAAAGCCTGTTATCGGTAGTGGCGGCGGAGGTGGCGGCGGTAAAGGCGGTGGTGGCGGCGGCGGTGGTACGCCTACGGAAGATCCAGATACTCTCCAGTCAACGCAATATGCGCGTGTTCTTGATCTAATTAGTGAAGGTGAGATTGAGGGTATTGAAGGTGGGCAAAAGGGGGTGTTTCTTGATGGGACGCCAGTACAAAGCTCTGATGGAAGCAATAATTTCACGGGTTATTCGTTTGACACGCGGAACGGCACTCAAGCGCAGACCTACATCCCAGACTCGCTAGGCCCACAATCCGAAAAAGCGGTTGGTGTTGAAGTTATTCAGGCAACGCCAGTAACTCGTCAAATTACTGACACTGATGTTGATCGAGTCAGAGTTACGATCCAGATACCAACTCTTCAAAACGTTGAGAGCGATGGAGACATCAGGGGAACATCAGTAAACATTCAAATACAAGTTCAATACAACGGCGGTGGCTATACAACTGTTGAAGATTCAACTATTAACGGCAAAAGCAGTAGTAATTATCAAAAAGATTATATGATTACCCTTACAGGTGCTTTTCCTGTAGATATTCGCGTAAAGAGAATTACTGCGGATAGCTCCAGCGCAAGATTGTCAAATGCAACATTTTGGCAAAGCTACACCGAAATTATTGACGAAAAGTTTCGCTATCCAAACAGTGCTCTGTGTTTTCTCAAATTTGACGCACGGCAGTTTCGCAGCATTCCGCAGCGTAAATACCTTGTTCGTGGGATCAAGGTCAGAATTCCACACAATGCGACCGTAGATACAACAACTCACATCGGCAGGATTACATATAGCGGCTTGTTTAATGGAACGTTGGGTGCTGCTACCTTCACGAATGATCCCGCGTGGTTGCTTTTTGATTTGTTGACAAATACTAGGTACGGGGCTGGCATCCCTGAATCCAGCTTGGATGTCTTCGATTTTTATAGCATCAGCCAGTATTGCAATACGCTTGTTTCTGACGGCAAAGGCGGGCAAGAGCCAAGATTTTCTTGCAATATGGTTATCAACACACGGAAAGAGGTTTACTCAGTAATTCAAGAACTTACAAATCTATTTCGGGGCATCAGCTATTACGGAGCCGGAAGTCTTGTTTTGAATCAAGACAGACCAGCAGACTCTAGTTACCAGATTGGGCCGTCCAACGTCGTTGACGGCGAGTTCATTTATTCCGGCACTGCTCTTAAGACTCGTCACACCTGTGCGACTGTTGCGTACCAAAGCTATGACGACTTAGGCGAGGTCAAGTACGAATACGTCGAGATTGCGGATCAGGTCTCTAAGTATGGCGTTGTCAATAAAGACATTCGTGCCATTGGTTGTTATTCGCAGGGTCAGGCACACAGGCTTGGCAAGTGGTTGCTTTTAACAGAAGCTAACCTCACGGACACCGTTAGCTTTTCCATCTCAGTTGACAGTGGTCTGATCCTTAGGCCAGGGACTGTGATCGATGTTGCCGATCCAGTGAAGGCTGGTACACGCCGAAGTGGTCGGATCAGTTCTGCCACAACAACGCAGATAACGATCGACAGCACTACAGACTTGTCCGTCAGCCTGACTGAATCACCAACCATCTCGGTGATGATGCCAACAGGCTTGGTTGAGACCAAAACCATTAACAGCATCAGTGGTGCAGTAATTACTGTCGGCAGCCCGTTTTCAGAAGCGCCTAACGCTGCCTCTGTTTTCCTAATTCAAACGAATGACGTTCAATCACAGCAGTTCCGTGTCATCAGTGTTGTAGAGGGCGATGGTGATGGAACGTATGCCGTTACAGCTCTTCAATACAACCCCACAATTTATGACGATGTTGAGCAAGATCTCAACCTAACTCAGCGAGACATATCGAATCTAAGTGCAGCGCCTGAACCGGTTACAAACATCACTGGCGAGGAGTACCTGTACCAAGAAGGTCAGGGTGTTCACGTCGGATACAGCCTGAGCTGGACTTCTCCTTCAACAGGAGTCGGTCAATACAAGGTTTCATACCGAGTTGATAACGACAACTACACAGAAATCACCACGTTGTCTCCGTCGGCCAGCTTGTTGGCACTGAAGCCAGGCACGCTTCAAGTAAAAATCCAAGCGTTTAACTTTATTGGCAAGCCCAGCACGATTTCAGAAGCTTCATTTGAGATTGCTGGCAAGTTGGCGTTACCCGCCAATGTTCAAAACCTTTCGATTGAGCCGATTTCTGCGAACACTGCACGTTTGAAGTGGGACCAGACAGTTGACCTTGACGTAAAGGTTGGAGGAAAGGTTCACATCCGTCACAGCAGCCTGACTGACGGCAGTGCCACGTTCTCTAACAGTGTTGATCTGATTAACGCAGTTTCTGGCTCGTCGACTGACGTTGCCGTGCCGTTGCTTGAAGGTGAGTACATCGTCAAGTTTGCAGACGATGGCGGCAGGTTTAGCACTGACGACACCAGCGTGATTGTTGACCTGCCTGATGCGGTGGGCAAGTTGCTAGTGAAGAACCACCGTGAAGACCAACAGACGCCGATTCCGTTCCGAGGCACGCACGTTGACACGTTCTATAGCGACCAATACGACGCGCTAACGCTTGATGGCACTGCCTTGATCGACGACGAACCTGACTTTGACGCAATCCCTGTTATCGACTTCCTTGGGGACATCAAACCGCTTGGCACCTATACGTTCTTGGACACCATCGACATGGGACTAGCGCTAGACGCCGTTGATTTCTCACGTCGCTTCGTCACTCGTGGCTTCTACCCGTCAGACACGATCGACAGTCGAACTGCGCTGATCGATACATGGACAGACTTTGACGGTGGTCAGGTCAATAACGTCAACGCTGAGTTGTATATCCGCTCCACCAATGATGATCCAAGTGGTTCTCCGACCTATGGGGCTTGGGTGCCGTTCAACAGTGGAACGTTCAAGGGTCGCGGCTTCCAGTTCAAAACAGAGCTAACCAGCACCAAGGTGGACGAGAACATCCTTGTCGATGAGCTGGGCTACAAAATTGAGCTAACACCACGAACTGACCAGTCAGTGCAACCGATTGCGAGTGGCACGTCTACGAAGTCGGTGACGTTTACTAAGCCGTTCTTTGTTGGAACGGCGGCTCTGCTAGGCGCTAACTCGCAGCTGCCTAGCGTGGGTGTAACCGTGCAAAACCTAGGCGCTGACGAGCGTTTCAACATCTCCAATGTCAGTAGTACGGGCTTTGACATCGACGTGTTGGATGCAAGCAACAACAACGTCGATCGAAACTTCACCTATGTGGCGAACGGCGTTGGACGAGGGCAGTAGAATAAAGCGCAGAGTTGGTAACCTTCCTTGAGTCAAGGAGACCTAAATCTTGCCAATCAAAGCGGTGCGGCATTTAGGACAGAGCTAAATAATCAACTTCTGGCGCTCGCTAGCAACCAAAGCGGGAGCACTGATCCGACGGCTACGGAACAGTGCATGTTTTACGCCGACACCGGCGACGACACTCTCAAGATCAGGAATAAGGCCAACAACGCTTTTATCAACGTCAGCGCTGTAGGCGGACTTGAAACGGTCAACTTTGGCTTAGCTACGGTTGCCAGCCCGACCTTTACGGGTGACGTCACCATCAACAGCACAACCGCATTGCGGGTGCCTGTTGGCACAAGCACTCAGCGTGATGCCTACACGGCTGCTAACGGCGATATTCGATACAACAGCACAGACAACAGCTTTGAGGGCTACGCCAACGGAGCTTGGGGCGCAATCGGTGGTGGAGCGACTGGTGCTGGCGGCGATGCTGTTTTTTATGAAAACAGCCTGACTGTCACGACCTCATATAGCATTACGGCTAACAGCGGTGCTCATGCTGTTGGTCCGTTGACGATTAACAGCGGTCAGACTGTCACGGTCCCTGCCACGTCCCACCTCGTTATCAGCTGATCATGGCAATCACTATCGACGGCGATTCTGGTGTCAGCGGCGTAAACGGCAGCGCCACTACTCCTGCATTGCAGGGCACCGACTCAAACACTGGCATTGTGTTTGGAACGGATACGGTTCAGATCGCAACTGGCGGCAGCACCAGGGCGACGGTTGACAGCTCAGGGCGGTTGGGAGTAAATACTGCGTCGCCTGGTAGTTATTACGCAAACCAATTAGTTGTCGATACTGGATCCGCTTCACAAAGCGGAATAACGATTGTTAGTGATTCATCTAATCAGGGCATGTTTGCCTTTGCAGATGGAACAAGTGGGGCTGACAGATATAGAGGCTTCCTCGACTACAACCACTCCAATAACTCACTTGCTTTTGGAACAGATGGGACCGAGCGGATGCGGATTGATAGCTCTGGTACCCTGTTTTTCAACAAAACTACGAACAATAGAACAGATAACGGATTGCTTCTTACGGCAGGCGGTTCAGACGATTGCACTCTAATTGTCACAAATGAAAGGACAAGTGGTGGCAATCCTATGGAAGTCTGCCGTCAAAGCAGTGATGGTAATTTAATTTCTTTTTTTCAAGAGGGTACTTTAGAGGGAGCAATCGTTGTTTCTGGATCAACCGTTTCTCTTTCTGGCGGTCACCTTTCGCGTTGGTCACAACTCGCAGGAGGAGCAGCACGAACTGAAATCTTGCGTGGCTCTGTCCTAAGCAACCTTGATGAGATGTGCGAGTGGGCCTATCCAGCTCAAGACGCAGTGCTGTATGCAGAGGGAGACGAGCTTCCCGAAGGCGTCAGTGTTGGCGACGTAAAGACACCTGCTGTTGCAGCTGGAACAGAAGACAACGAACAGCTGAACCGCATGAAGGTCAGCGATGTTGAAGGCGATGTCAATGTGGCTGGCGTGTTTCAAAGCTGGGACGATGACGACACCTACACCAATGACTTCTATTGCGCGATGACGGGT